CGCCGGCATGACCGGCGCCATCGTCAACAACCCGAACCGGGTCGTCATGATCGAGGGCCGCGAGACCCTCGAGTCGATCCGCAGCCAGCTCGGCGCCATCGCCGCCACCTACGGCGGCGGCCACATCGATCAGGTGCTGATCACCGGCCACGGCGAGAGCCGGTCGATGCAGCTCGCCGGCAAGACCACCGCCGAGACCACCGCCGACGGCCGGCCCGCGGTCGGCAGCGCCGACGACACCCTCGACCTCGAGAACAACGAGGCGGCGACCGACGCCTTCTTCCGCGAGCTGCTCGCCCACATGGGCGGCCCCAACGAGCGGATCGTCCTCAACGCCTGCCTCACCGCGTCGAGCGACCTCGACATCACCGCCATCTTCGAGCCGGGCGAGGCCGAGCCGTGCCCCGAGTGCGGAGCTGAGCCAGGTGACGAGCATGCCTCCTGGTGCATGCACGACGCCGCCGGGCGGTGAACTTCCGATGGTCGATCAGGTACGCGCGCGGGCGCTCGCGCTGTGCAAGTTCGTTCCGACGATCGACGCCGTGACCGAGCTATTGCAAGCCGCGAGCGGGACGGGCTCGGCGTTCGCAATCGCCGAAATGATTTGCGCGGCGGTGACAAAGGGACCGATGCCGGCGGCGGGACTGCCGGCCGCGCGAGCGGTGGGCGCAATGCAGGTGGCGCCGTCGCCGACGGTCACGGTCAACAACGTCGTCATTCGTGGGGTGTTCGTCCGCTAAAATTTTCCGCTCGTGTTGTTCATGTGTCCAACCCGAATGAGTGGGAGCTGGTGGAAAGCGGGAATGAGCGCAAAGGAAGTTGATGCTGCCGAGATCGATCGGCTCCGCGCCGAGAATGAGAATTTGCGGCGTTGGAAGGCGCTGGACAAACACATCACCGCAGCAATGGCTATTGTGCAAAGCGACACACAGAAGCTCCGCGCCGACAACGCACGCCTACAGGCGCGCCTCGCTATGATTGCCGACATCGCGGAAGGCAGCGGGACGGTGAACAGCTTGCCCCACATCGCAAAGATAGCCAGGGGGGAATGCTGATGAGCACAGAGGGAGTCAGGTGGCTGTTCGAATGCAGAGAGTTTATGGAGCAGCGCGGCGTTATTCGGCTAGAGCTGTGGCCAGAGGGGCTGGTGCTATGGGTTGGTGGCACCATTCGGTGGCGCGAGTGGGAATCCAATGTTCAGCATCGTTGACCCGGTTTCGGCACCACAGTCGGCGGAATGCTCGGACGCGAAGGGTCCTCCTTCACGGAGGCAGAGGAGCATCAAATGGCGAAGTGGGTCGCGGTAAACGAGATCGGTAATGACAACTTCGCCACCTCGATCTACGAGGACGACTGGAAGGGTCTGTTGGTGGCCCGTTGTAATCAGAACGGGCAATATCCGGAACAGGCGGCCACGATAATCAAAGCATTGGAACTCGGTGGTGTCGCCTCACTGTTTCCCGCACATTTGACTAGCCAGTGAAGGAGCGGATTTTTGTGGTTCTAGAAATTAGGCGCTATCTGCTAAACGTCATGCTGCCCGTTGGGGGGCCTGAGTCTTGTGCTATCGTGCGCCATGATGCCGAGACTCGAAGATCTGCCGTTGTCGGCGCGATTGACGCTCGGCATCATCGCGGCGCTAGTGGCGGCGATCATTCTGATGGTCGTTGAGGCGGAAGGCGAGCCGGCACCGATCGGGCTTTCCCCGCACGAAGAAACGTTCACCGCCTTGGAACGGCAAGCGCTTGATCAAGCGTACGTCAACCACATGATGAAGCTGTTCAATATTTGGGTGACCGACTACAGCGACGCCCCGCCGCGCGCGATCAAGGGAGCGCAAAATTTACGCTCGGCCTATACGCGAGCGCTGGCGGCAATCGAGAAACGCGAAAAGGCGATCGAGGATGCCACGCAAAAAATCCCGCGCTCGCGCTAACATCGAATGGATCGAAAAGTTTTGCCGGATCCCGCAAGGCCCGGGCGTCGGGCAAAAAATCAAGCTGCCGCCGTACATGCGCGACGACTTGATCGCCATCTATGACAATCCGGCCGGGACGCGCCGAGCGATACTGTCGCGCGGGCGCAAGAATGCGAAGACGACCGAAAGCGCGATGCTGGTCTTATTGCATCTTTGCGGACCGGAGCGCCGGCAGAATTCGAACATCTATAGCGCGGCGCAATCGCGCGAACAGGCAGGCATCTTGTTCGGGCTCGCCGCTCAGATGGTCATGCTTCATCCGGTGTTGCGCGCGGCGATCAACATCCGCGAGACGAAGAAGGAACTTCATTGCTCGGAACTCGGCACGACGTACCGGGCGCTCTCGGCGGAAGCTCGCACCGCCTACGGCTTGTCGCCGGTGCTGATCGTCCATGACGAACTAGGACAAGTGAAGGGGCCGCGAAGCGAACTGTTCGACGCGCTCGAAACATCGACCGGCGTGCAAGCGCAACCGCTCTCGATCGTGATCTCGACGCAAGCGCGGACCGACAACGACTTGCTGTCGATCCTGATCGACGATGCCATTGCCGGCAACGACCCGCGAACGGTGGTCCGGTTTCATGCGACGCCGAAAGATTGTCCCGACATCTTCGACGATGAAGCGATCCGGGCTGCTAATCCCGGCTTCGACTACATAATGAACCGGGAGGAAGTCCGCGCCATGGCGCGCGATGCCAAGCGGATGCCGGCGCGCGAGAATGAATACCGCAACCTTGTCCTGAATCAGCGGGTCGAAGCCAAGGCGTCTTTCGTCTCGCGCGACGTTTGGCTGTCGTGCGGCGCCGAGCCCGAACCGCTCGACGATTGCCTCGAAGTCTTTGGCGGGCTCGATCTGTCGGCGACAAGCGATCTCACGGCGATGGTCTTTGTCGGCAAGCACGGCAACGTTTGGCACGTCGACCCGCATTTCTGGCTTCCCGGCGACGGGCTCGCCGAGAAATCGCGGCTCGACCGCGTGCCTTACGACGTCTGGCGCGATCAGGGATACCTGATCCCGACACCGGGGCGGACCGTGGATTATGCATGGGTCGCCGATCGCGTCGTCGAAGCGTTCGACCGCTACAACATCAAAAAGATCGCGTTCGATCGCTGGAACTTCCGCCACTTCAAACAATATCTATTGCGCGCCGGCATGAGCGAAGAATCGATCGCGCAACACTTCCTTGAATTCCGGCAAGACTTCCGCGAGATCTCGCCGGCGCTGAAACAACTCGACATTCATTTGAAAAACGGCCACGTCGCGCACGGCAATCATCCGGTGCTGACCATGTGCGCCGACAATGCCGTGGTGCTCCGCGACAACGTCGAAAACATCAAGTTGATCAAGCGCAAGGAGTACGGCCGGATCGACGGCATGGTCGCCTTGACGATGGCGTTCGGCGCCATCCCGCAAGAGACGAAGCCGATCGAGGAAACGCCCCGCCCGGGGCTGTTCATTATGGGCTGACGTCAGCGAAACAACCGATCGAACATCCGGCATAGGCTGTCGTAATCGTCCGCGATCCATTCGACGTATTGGTTCGGTCCATTCCAAGGATAGTTGGCGCCTACCGTCATGCCCCATTTGGTCATCGAACGGCAAGCCTTGGCGTTGTTGACGACCATCGTCACGGGATAGTTCGTCAGCGAGAGCATGTGAATGGGGCCGTTGCAAACGCCGAAGTTCATCAAGGAGCCGGCGTAGAGCGCCATTCGATTGATCATGCTGATCGGGCTGAATCGGTGATCATCGATGACGATGGCGCCGATCTTCCACGCGAACCGCTCCCATGCATCGCGATTGCTGTCGCGCTCTTTGGCGGTGTCGTTGTCGCGGATCGTGACCGTGAATGCGCATGGCTTGGGCGGGAGCGCCGAGACAAGCGGCCGGAACCGGCGGCCGGATAGATACCAGGGAAGCAATTGGCTCGCGACCGCGTCGAGCGTGCCGACGTCGGTCCCGTATCGTATCCGCAAGCCGGCAAACGTCGGACCCGGTTCGATGATCGATTGGAAGCGGCGCAAGACTTCGGCGGCGGGCCACTTCGACGTGCGCGGGTTGCGAATGTCAAAATTGATTGCCTCCGCGCCATCAGCGGCGACCATGACAAGCCAGTTATAGAATTCAAACGAAGCAATGTGCTTCGATAGCCGATAGGTGGCGAACGTCATGGCGCGTAATCCTCAAGGTT